GCTTAAGCCACCATTTAATGGTGTCCCGATCAATGACTCCGCCAGCAGTTTCCAGATCGATAGTCTTACTAAATTCCGGTCCCATATCTCCGGTTTGCGGATCGAAAAATATTGCACCTATTGAGATGATCGGGGCATCAGGATTTTTTCCCATGGTTTCAAGGTCGATCATTAGATGGTCACACGTCCTGCTGGTGGATGTGATTTCGTGATGACCGTTCACCTTAATTGGGTGATCTGCCGTCTCGCCAGTTTCATTATCGCTATTGTGATGCTGATTGCCGCCAGTGTTCTCCTTGTGTGGATGTTCAGCGCCTTCCATTTCCTCCGGATCATCTTCCTGAACTTCAACCTGATACTCTTCATCGAATGTTTCTTGGTATGTTGCGTCGCCCATCACCGCGCCACAATCAGGGCAGTTGCCGCCGCCGGTCTGACCGCAGGCGGTGCAGACTTTTTCCACTTCCTGTTGCGCTACTGGTTCAGGCTGTTTCGTTTCTGGCTCGTTTTGTAACGCATTTGGACTGTTTTGTTCCGCTTTTTGGTAGTTCCGTTCCGATTCATGCTGGTTCTGGTTCACAGAATCGCGGGTCTGGAGCCCCTTAACCCATTTCGGATCATTCGGGTCACTAATCCCTTCAACAAATTCACCACGTGATGCAGCAAGCAACTTATCGGCGTCAGGCTGGCTGATATTGGCTGCCTGCATAATTTTGTTTACTTCGTCAGCGGTAACTTTTATCGGCTCTGGTTGTTCTGAATCTTCAGCGGTATCTACATTTTGCGGTAAGCCCGTGTATGTGCCATTTTTTCGGGCAAAATATTCTTCTTTTGTGATTTCAGTGGCGCCAGCAGCCAGTGCCTTATCCAGACCAGAGAGTTTGTTTGCGCGACCGTATTTTTCTCCGTCCTTATCTGCGAAGAGGAAATAGAACGGCCCCTCACGCTCTACAGATGGTTCAGCTTCCGGCGCGGTTTCATTTTTTGGGATATCAGATACCTCAGTTTCCACTGCATCAGTTTGTGTTTCTGATGACTGGAGAACATCAACAGTGCCCAGGTCTGTTTCTTCATTCTCAAACACGCCCTTTGTCGTCAGGTATTCGCAGATATATTTGTTCAGTGCTACGGGATCTTTGTGAATGTCGATCGGACGCTCACGGACAAGGCCAAAAATAGTTTGGCGGTCGTAGCGAAGGGCATCAGGCTGTTTGCGCATTGATGCCGAGATACGCTTCCAGTCTTCGCGGTCGTTGTCGATAACTTCTTTTTTTGCCCAGCGATGGATGCTGCCGTCAATGTTTCCGGCATCCACATCACTAGGCCAGAGAGCGTAGGCCAGTTCGTCATCCAGTGTTTTCCATGTCTGCTTGTATTCGCGATGAATGGCAGCAATGACCGGGCTGATTTTTCCTGTTGAATTTTCAGTGTACTGTTGATTGGCTCTGGCGCGGGCGAGATCAACAACAGACGTGTATTTTCCGGTTTCCTTGCGTTCACCTTCGCGACGTTTTTTCCAGATGCGCATCTCTGCCTGAATTTCGGGCCATTTAGCACCAGGAATACATTTATGCTTAACCCACCCAATGGCGTGCAACTTAAGCTCCGGATACATGGCGTTAACTTCTGGCATTTTCATCAACGCTTCAACGATATGTCCGTCGAATGTTGCCATGTCTTCCTGCAACAATTCCTGTGCGCTAATAACCATATCAACGGTGATGTTTTCACATGTGTCGAACTTAACCATGACAGCGTTCTGTACTTCAGGGGCCAGCTTGTCAAAAGTGACGTTCATCGGATCGGATTCAGTCTCAACCGGGACAAAAGAAGCAGACTCCTCATCCCAGCGGTTTTCCTGCATATATTCAGCATCCCATGAATCGAGGGCAGGGCGGGGTATGCCAGGTTTATCCTCGCAGACAATAAATTTATAAGCGCAGTCCTGAGCAGCCGGATAATGTTCCAGGAATTGCCAGTGAAATTTTGCTCGAGCACGGCGTTCGTCGCCAGCTTCAATGGCTGTGGCTACAGCCACAGCGCCTTCTTCCCTTGTTGCCAGTTCGTCAGGAATAGCGGCGCAAATAAAGACTTTACTCATTTGTTTTAACCTCATGACAGATTTAAGGATGAACAAATCCCTGCCATTGCTGGCATATAAGAATGAAACCGGATATTTATTACGGAACTGTTTTAAAGACCTGCCGGGATTTCGATATTATCCTGGTGAATAACTTTATCGACCGGGTAACAGTTACCGGGAATTTTCTGTTCGGTTGCTGCAGTCATACACTCCTGCATTGTCCTGTGAACACTGACTGCAATATCAACTGGCTCTCCGGAAACAAGAAAAACTGTCAGAACAAGCACAAATGCTGAATTCATTGTGCACATCCTTTTGGCATCAGACGTAAACGAGCCAGCATTGAAACAATGCATATTTTATTTAATAGCTCCCGTTCTTGTTTTCTCTTGTTAATGGCATCTTCAGTAAATACTGGGTTACTGATAGTGACACCAATTTCAAAACAACCTTCAGACGTATTAACGTTTGGTAATAACGTTTTCATTATCGCGTCCTCAACAATGAATTTTGTGATGCAGTGCCTGGTGCCTCCAGGTGACGTTAACCAGTTAACAATTAACGCCGGATACAGAGAATCCACCCATAACACTGTTTTTGGTTTTAACTGTTCCGCGTGCGCTCAGCCGCATTCACCACATCACAAAATTCACTTTAAAAAGGGCGGCAGAGCAGTCACGGAGTAAAACTGATACCGCCAAACGTCACCAGAAAATTGATAACAGAGGGCGTTGCAGCGGGGTTGTCACTTAAGCGTATGGTCAACCTGACAACCCGGTGTCCTCAACGGGGAAGGAATAACCCCGCCATACTTACCGCCGCGCCATTTCGCGGGTTGCCACAACCGGAAGCGCACGGTCGACGAAAATTTAACGACAGGCTATCTATGAACCAGCTACCTCGCCGTGCGCTTTCGCGTTATGGTCTGACTTTTCAGGGAAATATCCTTTCAGTAAACTGTCAGTTCCGGATGCGCACCCGTGTCCGGCGCACGCACTCCACCTCACCCGTGGAGAACTCCTTAATTACTAACCTTAGCTTTGTTGATTAGCTACTAACGCGGGTATGTAATCATTCTGGCAATGCTTAATGCCGCTGCTTTTTCCAGATTGGTGATATCCTGCTCCAGAGCGGACAGATTTTCAGCCTGCTTAGCCCTGGCTTCATTAGCCCATTTCAGATCCTGCGCTGCATTAATTTTCTGGCGCATCCACTCATAAAGTTCATCATCGGTATAGTCTGGCGCGATGATGACGGGTTCTCGTTTCTGCATACTGATTCCTCGCGGTGCTGTTTCGCTTATCAGCCGTTAGATTTTGCCGAACTGGAAAGCGCCTGTTTAAACTCACTGAAGCTGAGAGCTTCTTCGCCTTCGGCAAGGCCTTCGAAGTATTCTTCGTAAGCCTTTTCCATGATTGTGTCGAAATCCATATCACTCACCTGAGTTTCTTTCCAGCCAGCGACGGGCACCATTTTCGGTTTTAAACGTTTTGCTTTTGGTATACGTCATTGCGGTGAACGTGCCGTCCTGGTTTGGAAACACGCCGTACACCAGAGATTCGTTGTTGCCAAGATCGATAGTATCCATGCTGACCTCATTTCCCCTTAACGCTGGGGTAGCGGAACTGTTTGCTGAGAACACCGTGCGGTGTGTTGATGCAAACAAGATTAGCCATGACTAACATATCGGTCAAGTGATTTTGTATGCTATAGCTAACATAATTGATGTGGTAAAAGATAACTCATTGATGATGTTATCTTTTATTTGTCCGCTGACGGGCTTTTAGTAATTCTTCAAAGAGTTTATTGAAGTTTTTTACTCGAGCTCGCATTTCGGCGAGCTGGGTATCCTGTTCTGATTCTGGCAGTGCATTAAACAGCTCAAGGAGCTCTAGTTCTTTGGGGGATAAGGCAACTGGCTTCTCAACAGGTGGTGTTGGTTGCTTGTCTTCATCGCCAAATAGAATCCATGTTGGTGAGCATTGCAATACTTTGCTGAGGGCAAAAAGGTTCTTCCCTGTAGGTTCACTATCACCCCGTTCCCATTGTGATACAGACACATGGGAGATTTTCAGGGCTTTAGCAAGAGACCTTTGGGTGTGTTTGAGGTTTTTCCGACGATACCTGATGCGTTCGCCGATAGTTAAATTTTTTGTTTCCATAGTTAGCTAATGCTAAATCGTATTGACTATGTTTTTGTTAACATCTATCTTGTTAGTTATGACTAACAATAAAGGTGTTTTAAATGCTTAAAACTGACGCTCTTTTGTATTTCGGTTCAAAAACAAAACTTGCACAAGCAGCAGGTATTCGTTTGGCTTCGCTTTATAGCTGGAAAGGGGATTTAGTTCCCGAAGGTCGCGCGATGCGTCTACAGGAGGCATCTGGCGGGGAGCTTCAGTATGATCCCAAAGTTTATGATGAATATCGTAAGACGAAGCGGGCGGGGCGGTTGAACAATGAAAATCACTCCTGAACAGGCTCGTGAGGCTCTGGATGCCTGGATATGTCGACCAGGAATGACACAGGAGCAGGCGACGATATTAATCACGGAAGCATTCTGGGCTCTGAAAGAACGCCCGAACATCGATGTTCAACGCGTCACGTTTGATGATGGCGCGGTTGATCAACGGGCGCTGGGCGTTAACCGGGTGAAGATATTCGAACGCTGGAAATCTATCGACACCAGGGATAAGCGGGAAAAATTCACGGCGCTGATTCCGGCAATTATGGAGGCTATCCGGATCAGTGATTTCAGGTTGTATCGTGAAATTACTGACGGAAAAAGCATTACGTACATGATCGCCGGGTTAAACAAAGAATATGGCGATGTGGTGGAGTCCGGGCTACTTTTTGCGGATCCAGCTGTTGTGGAACGTGAGACTGACGAACTTATAGAAAAAGCTATTGCTTTCAAGCGTGCGTATCGTCAGCAATACCAACATTACTTTGCAGATAAACAAATATCTGTCTGGGGTTCGTATGAGTATCGATGCACTACGATGGGCTAAAAAGGTGAAAACCGGCAGTTCATCCAGTAAGTCAGTATTGACCTGGCTTGCTGATATGTGCGGTGCCGATTTGTGTGCATACCCGTCTGTATCTGCACTGGCAGAAGTAACGGAACTGAACAAAAAGACTGTGCAGGACAGCTTACGACACCTGATGGAGATTGGGTTAATTGTTGATACCGGTGAGAGAAAAGGCCGGACAAAACAAATTGTGGTGTACCGACTTATCGGTGTTGAAGAAAGTGTTACCGAGGATGAATACACCCAAAAACGGGAGTCTTTAAAGGTAGGTAAAATTGGTACTGTTAATAAAAACAGAACCGAAAACGGTTATGTTTCAGCACAAAACAGCCCCAAAAACGGAACTCTTTGCTGCATGGAAAATAACCAAAGACACCCAAATTTTCCATCAAAGACACCCAAAAACGGATCACGGAACCCAAAGGAACCCAAAGATTTAAACCCCACACATAACGCACGCGAGAGTGCTCCGACCAGTGAGCAGGAAGTTTTGTCGTTACAGGCAGTCCCCCCTGTATTCCTGGATGGCCTGAGCGAACCCATCGGAAAATTTCCGATGACCGATAACTGGTATCCGTCACGGGATTTTCGACGACGGGCTGCGTTGTGGGGGATGGCTTTGCCGGAGACAGAATTCACACCTGCTGAACTTGCCGCCTTCCGGGACTACTGGGCTGCTGAGGGGAAAGTGTTTACGCAGATTCAGTGGGAGCAGAAATTCGCCCGTCACGTAAATCACGTCAGGGCGCAGGTTAAACCAGTCAGCAAGGGGGTAAACCATGCAGCAGCACCAGGTGACACCGCATCACGGGCAGTTCAGGAAATTCGGGCAGCACGTGAGCAGTGGGAACGTGAAAACGGATTTATCAGCGACGGAAACGGCCTGGAAGCTGTGGGAACTCATGGGGGAGGTTTATTCGAACCGCTGGACCCAGAAGAACGGGGCCGCACCTTCGAAGCTCTGGATTGCACAGATTGGCGCGATGACTGAGCAGCAAATCCGGCAGGTCTGCCGCCAGTGCATGGACTGCTGCCGGGCGGGTGAAACATGGCCTCCGGACCTGGCTGAGTTTGTGGCGCTGATTTCGGAAAGCGGGGCCAATCCATTTGGTCTGACGGTGGATGCTGTGATGGAGGAGTACCGCCGCTGGCGCAATGAGTCCTGGCGATACGACGGAAGTGATAAGTACCCGTGGTCTCAGCCTGTGCTGTATCACATTTGCCTCGAGATGCGTTCAAAGGGGATTGAACGCCAGATGACCGAAGGGGAGTTAAAACGGCTTGCAGAACGGCAGCTGACGAAATGGGCAAAGCATGTTAGCAACGGCCTGAGTGTTCCGCCTGTCCGGCGACAACTGGCAGCACCCAAACGTCCTGCGGGACCAACGCCAATTGAGTTGCTGAAACAGGAATATGAACGCCGGAAAGCGGCTGGGCTTGTCTGAGTTGAGAAGTAATTTTTACCGGGAGGAAATTTATGGAGACTGTTTTTGACGCACTGAAAGCAATGGGAAAAGCCACATCCATAGAACTTGCTGCGCGCGTGAAGAAGTGCTGAACGAACTATGGGAACTGAAAAAGGCTGGTTTTGTTGATAAAAGCGCGTACACCTGGCGTGTGGCTTATAACAACGTTCAGCAGGAACAGCCAGCGCAGGCAGAACTGCCGGAAGAAACCACCACGGCAACAGTCGCTAAAATTTCGGAGTGCGATTTAACTGCGACGGTTGAACAACGCGGACCACAAACGGCTGATGAGCTGGCTACGTTGTTCGGTACAACATCACGCAAAGTGGCTTCAACGCTGGCAATGGCAATCAGCAAAGGTCGTCTGATTCGTGTAAACCAGAACGGTAAATTTCGTTACTGCATGCCGGGCGATAAGTTACCAGCAGAGCCGAAATCCGTGCCGGTAACGGAAAATGATGGTAAAGCCTTTCCTCAGCCAGCAGGTGTTGCGTTACCAGTACAGGAAGCTGCAACACAGGAAGATATTAAAACAGAAACTGTGGCTGATATTGTGCAATCGTTGCCATCGTTTACTGAAACGCGAGCGGATGACCTGGTTTTACCATCGCTGCATATGGCAAACCGCGAATTGCGTCGGGCGAAAAGTCATGTCCAGAAGTGGGAGCGAGTCTGCGCCGCGCTGCGGGAGCTGAACAAGCACCGAGATATGGTTGCCGGGATTTGTCGGAAGTCCGGGCAATGAGCGGATGGTGCAGGCCTGAAATTATGATACTAACAATGAAGGTAAAATGCATCGGCAGTCTGATTGGTCGTAGTGAGGCGGCGGTCAGGATGAAAGCCCGGGTTAAGGGAATAAGCCTGATTCTGCGGGGTAATTTTCACCAGTCAACAAAATATCCGTAGCGCGATAACGGTCAAAAATCATGGCGCTGACACTTTTGTGCCACTGGAGATGACTGTACCTAAGTTCAGGGGAGAAGAACACGTCCGGTGGGATGGTCGGGCCAGATTTAAAGGGCAGGTCATGGCTCCAGCCAGTACGCTGGCAATGGAGGCTGCCTGGCTGGAAATTGATATGGGAACCACGCCACTCAGGGATTTACTGCCGGTCCAGAGAATAAATTCCTGTTACGGTTACACCACTGTGATCTTGCAAGTGCAGGAAAGTAGGTCTACACGGTAACGCGAGTGCGTGTAACTTTTGATGTTATTTCCGTAGAAACACCGGACAAATTTTCGCTGGCAGGTCATGCTGAAGGTATAAATCTGCAGATTATGGACAATTACGGATATCCGGCAAGAGCCGGAAAAAGCATGCCGCCTCTAATTCTCAGTGGAAGATGGACTTGATTATACTCATTGCATTGTCAGAAATAGTTATCCATTAAAGGCTGGCTATTCCAAACAGGATGTTGATTACAAAAATGTAATCAACATGTAAGGTTTATACTCTTCAATATGCGTATAATTTTCCTTATTTTGTTAACTTTAAATAACAAGCTATGCACGAGGTAAAGTCGGATAAGTTTATCTGGATGTAATATATATTATTTGTAGTGTTTATAACTTTATTTCATGATAACCAATAAAAGGAGTTTTTTATGAGGAACATAATGGCAGGTTTTTTAATATTCCTGTCTTCTGCTGCTTATGCTGATATCAATCTGTATGGTCCTGGTGGCCCGCATACAGCCTTGCTTGATGCAGCCAAACTTTATGCCGAAAAAACAGGTATTATAGTGAACGTTCATTACGGCCCACAGAACAAATGGAATGAAGATGCCAAAAAAAATGCAGATATCTTGTTTGGCGCATCAGAACAATCTGCTCTGGCTATCATTCGGGACCATAAAGACAGCTTCAGTGAAAAAGATATTCAGCCTCTTTATCTGCGAAAAAGTATTTTACTGGTAAAGAAAGGTAATCCTAAAAATATCCGGAGTATTGACGACCTGACCAGACCCGGGATTGGCGTAATTGTTAATGATGGTGGTGGTACCAGTAATACATCAGGCACTGGCGTCTGGGAAGATATTGCCGGACGTAAAGGGAATATAGAAACTGTCGCCGCAATCCGAAAAAATATTATTTTATATGCGCCCAATAGCGGAACTGCACGTAAGGCTCTTGAGAATCAGCCTGAAGCAGATGTCTGGATAACCTGGGCTGACTGGGCAGCCAGTAATCCAGAAATTGGTGATGTCGTGGAAATAGCGCCAGACTACGTGATATGGCGTGATATGAACATTACAGTACGTCAGGATGCAAATGATGAAACCCGTCGATTTGCAGAATGGCTACAAACCGATGAAGCGGCGCCTGCATTCAAAAAATATGGCTGGACCAGGAAAGGCACTTGACATCCTCCACGTCCATCAGGACGTGGATTCTTTTTCCGGATGCCGCGCCAGCGGCATGTAGGGGCAGCTCACAAAACGGAAAAAATTGTACGCTAAGCCTCGCCAGGTGAACTGAATTCATTCCGATATGGGAATTCCCATATCGGACGAAAACGGCTTGCTGTAACGGCAGAGTTAAGTAGAATTGCTGCGGGTGCTTGAGGCTATCTGCCTCGGGCATGAACACCAACGGCAGATAGATAAAAGCCCCACCCGACTATAAATCGAAGTGAGGCCCCTATATGCTCGTCACATATAGATTGCCTCTTACGGACCGAAAGGTCAAGGAGAAGCAGGCTATGAAGCAGCAAAAGGCGATGTTAATCGCCCTGATCGTCATCTGTTTAACCGTCATAGTGACGGCACTGGTAACGAGGAAAGACCTCTGCGAGGTACGAATCCGAACCGGCCAGACGGAGGTCGCTGTCTTCACAGCTTACGAACCTGAGGAGTAAGAGACCACGCGGGGGAGAAATCCCTCGCCACCTCTGATGTGTCAGGCATCCTCAACGCACCCGCACTTAACCCGCTTCGGCGGGTTTTTGTTTTTATTTTCAACGCGTTTGAAGTTCCGGACGGCGCCGGAATAGAATCAAAAATACTTAAGTAGCGCGCAGGGAGAAGAGGGATGGACCCCGAACAGGGGAGTGCTATTTATCTGGAAGGATTCTGTTGATGAAAATCGAAGAATTACGTGAAATTTTTAGTGAAGATGGCCTCTATACTGTGCGCGTTGAGAATGGCGCTATTGTCAGCCACTGCCGTATTAAATGTTTACAGTCTCAACAAAGGAAGAGTGGAGCTGCGTTAATTCATTTTGTGGATGGGCTTGTGACGGATGGTTTTATTTTGCGTGCAAATGAATTTGTCACATCGTTGCCGTCTCTGAAAGACGCTGGGATTAAGGCTGGTTTTTCTGCTTTTGAAGATGAGTGAATTCATCTACAATTCAGCGCAGGGCTGAACCCCTGTTGAGTAACACTGTGCCACCGGAGAAAGCCGATGGCGCAAAATTCCAGACTACACAATTCTGATAATTCAGCCGTCTTTGCCAGCAGGCACGGGCGGCGTTCTCATGCATTCAAATCTGACTGGTTCCGGCACGACCCATGCACTGAAGAACAGGCCGAATGGCTGATTCAGAACTACCGCAGACGTGGGTATGAGTTTAGGAAAGCCCTCAGCCTCGATTATCGTCACTGGATAATCTCCGTCAGGCTTCCTTACTCCGAACGCCCACCGCGTCCGTCCCGCACATTCCAGCAACGGATCTGGAGGTAACGTGCGGGTATTACTTCGACCTGTTCTGGTACCGGAACTCGGGCTGGTGGTCCTTAAGCCAGGTCGTGAATCCATGCAGGTATTTCACAATACCCGGGTACTGGTGGAGCCGGAACCGAAAAGCATGCGTAATCTGCCGTCCGGGGGCGTTCCTGCCGCTCGCCAGCCGCTGGTGGAAGACAAAACATTGCTGCCGTTTTTCAGTAACGCACGGGTGATTCGTGCTGCTGGTGGTGCTGGTGCATTGTCTGACTGGCTGTTGCGCCATATTAAATCCTGCCAGTGG